AATATCATAGTCAGTCTCTTCAATATTTAAGCCAAATAACTTAGCAAATTGTTTATTCAGACGAGCCTCTGGATCACGAAACATAATCTGCCCACCTTGCCTAACTACATTTCCTGCTATTTCGCAAAGCAGGACGGTTTTACCCGTCCCGCTTGGCCCAAATATCTCTACAAGAATTCCGCTTGGGATACCACCCCCTCTAACCCTGCCACCACTAATAGCTAAATCAAGTAAAGTGGAACCTGTAGAGATCATCACCTCCTCATTGCCAGCAAATGGCTTAAGCTCTTCTAATTCCTGCATGCTATGTTCTTCTATTTGTTCACTCAATTTACGCCTACCCATCTAACTCATCCTTAGCATCAGCACAAGCATTCCATTTAGCCTTACGAGGTTCAACTTCTTCATCGTCTTCACCTTCATCAATTTCATCAACCACTTCATTGATTGCTTTATCCACATCAGTAACAGCATCATCTTCACTATCAAAGAATTTAGCCTCAATTTGTTCATATGGAAGCACAACCAATACTTCATCTAAATTAGGCACTTTGTCAAGAATGCTCTTATCATACTTCTTTTCTCTCTTCTCAAAATCAATTCTACTGGTATCTGCAAACTTATTCTTACCAAACTGCTCTTCAGTAAATCTAATTCTAAGAGTATACCCATCCTCTAAATCTGGAAAATTAGCATATTCTGGATTTTCCTCAAGCTCTGTACTAAGTTTATTCAGAAACAAGTGATCACTAATGTCCCAAACATAAGGCCTTTCCTCATAGTTCTTATTGTCTAAAGGAACAACTATATATAAATTACGTAAATACGTCTTTAATGCCTTAACAGAGTCATCTCTCCAATCTTTACCTTCTTTCAATAACCTTTGTTTATACTCACATATTGGACAACGCTTACCAATACTTGTAGGACACACCAAAGGCATATTATTATATCCAATATTCCTATGAAGCTTAAATGGTCTCTTATACCACAAAGCTCCAGGAACAGCAATGCCTAATTCATCATCTCTATCTGGATGATTGGGATCAGTAACCACATATGGTAAAATATCAAGTTTAACTCTGCTACCAGGTTCCTCCTTAAATACATTAACACCCTTTGGTAATTTCAAATAACCATATTGACTTTTCTGACTCTTTTGTTTTTCAATATTAGCTCTTACCTTATCTGCAAAACTAATTTTCTTTTTTTCCATTTAAATAACCCTCCTTAATTTCTTTCTTTAAAACTTCTCCAATTGCCTTTACCCTACCCATGTGATACATTAAACTAAGTAGATAAAGGTAATATGGAAACACCAAAATTATACCACTAATTAACAAAACCCACAATAATAATTGCATCTAGTTCTCCTTTCCTATTTTAATCATTTTATTTATTTCTCTTTGCCTTTCTGCTTGTTTCTTCTCCCACTCCTCCGATAAATCTCTTGGTGTTTTAGGCCCTGCAAAATAAGACATACCTAACAACTTAACTAAATTCTCCAATGCTGATTTCTTTTGATCCATTGCCCTAACTGCAGCTTGTGCCATCTCATACTCATACTTAGCTTCAATATACTCCTTATTTGCTTCTTCATATTCTGGTTGAAGTAAGATAGTATTCTCAAGTGCAGTTTCGGTAATTTTAGACAACCCATATTTATCTGGATTAGATCGTATCTCCTTGTCAAGTTTAGCTTTAAGTACATCTAACCTTTCTGACGCCAAGTCGAGTGCTTTCTTAGCATGTACCATATGTACACAATAACGCATCATAAGCATAGGTTGCATTTTCCACTCCAAGTCTAATGCAGTTTCATCAATGTTAATATCTTGCTCATAATTCAAATCCACTTCTTTCACCTCCGTTAACACCCAGGGTATGGTAGAAGTTCCTTATTACCAACATATTTACTAATGTCTTTGTAGACCCAACATATCCAAGTGCTGCCATCATATTGACTTGGAAAATAAATCTTGTCTTTATCTTCAGCCACAAACCTGGGCATGTGTGGCCCTCCAAAAGCAGTATTAAATTCAACATCTAAAATAGGATGATTTAAGTCAATTTCTATAGACGCTTCCACTTCATCTTCATCAGCCCAACCAGGATAAGAAACAGGCCCTAAATCTTCATCTTCTTTGAGAGGTTGGTATATTATCCTACCATTCTCAAAATCAAATCCTTTATTTTTTAATTCCTCCCTTAAAGTAGCCATTTTTAAACCTCCTAAAAGATATTATTTCCCCACCACACAAGTAATTATAACACACCATTAAATATTTGTCAAGTTCTTATTATGGTATAACATGCAAATACCAACTTAGGAAAACTGCCCCAAAATGGATCAATAAATTGCTCCATAACTATCCCAGCTTGATCATTCTCCCCCTTCAATAGAATTGCTTGACAATACCCCAACACCATTCTTCTAGTAGCCTCTACATCTTGATCCTTAAGCCCAGCTAGTATATTAGCTACCTTTTTCCAACCATAATTGTTAATTAAAGCACGACATAATTCTATAACTTGTGATTGTTGTTCTGCTGTTCGTTTAGCTACTTCCAACCGCTTCTCCTGTGGTACGGATAATACTTGTTCCAATATTTGCAATGCATTACGTGGATGACCCAAACTATCTTGAATAATCTGCTCAAACACTACTCTAGGCAAGCTCTCATTTTCAGCCTTTACCACAGCCCTAAGTAACTTCATCATATCATCTTCATCCAATGGTCTAACTTGAAATTGACTACAACGACCTCTTATAGTTGGTAGAAGTTTATCTGGTTCAGTTGTGCATAGAATAAAATATACATGTTCAGGAGTATCCTCTAGTGCTTTAAGTAATGAATTCTGTGCGTCATTAGTTAACTTTTGCACTTCATCTAATATCCAAACTTGACAATTTCCTTTTAGAGGTAAATATTGCATTTGTCTAATTATTTCACGAACTGTATCTATTCCTCTAAAATCAGCCATGTTAAGCTCATGTACATCTTCATTAGAGCAACCTAATTTATTAGCAACAATTCGAGCTAGTGTAGTTTTGCCACAACCAGTCTCACCATGAAATAGAAAGACATGTGGCTTTTCTTCTTTTGAAAGTAACCCTTTTAATGTTTCAACTACTTCCTCATTACCTATAAACTCATCAAAATCCTTCGGTCGATACTTCTGATATAAAGGCATTCTTAAATCCCTCCATCATATTCTTTTTTATCAGCCCAACTACCATCTACTGGTGTAACATCCACCTCTACTGACAATGGTACAATAATCCATTTCCATATTCTAGGTAATTTTACTGTAGCCACCCTTCTAACCGTTTTAATGACATGCTCTAGTTCATTAGGGTGGACATCTAATAGAATAGAGTCATGAATTTGCCCTACTAACCTACTATCCCAATTCTCCTTTCGCATAATTTTATCAACTTCAATAAAAGTTTTCAATAAACAATGAAACGCTGCTCCCTGCACTGGGTAGTTAACAACCCCATTTCTTCGCATTATACCAGAACATCTAAATCCTGTCAAGAGATCAAAATAGCCTTTTCTCTGATATTCTCTATACCAATCCTCTCTCCATTGACCATAAACACCAAATTTATTGTGCCAAAAATCATGTTCTATTTTCTTCATATGCTCAATAAAATCATCTAAGGATTTTATACCATGCTCTATAAAATGCTCACCTATTGTTCTATCATTCACTATCTTAATACCCTGGTTCTTTCTCCATTTACCCTTAGGAAGTTTACACCAATCACAAGCTATACTAACTGCATTGTTACCATAATAATCTCCATAAAACTGTGGAAACACAAATCCATTTTTAGTAGCATCACGTAATACCTTAAACTCAGGAACTTTGCTTACACCACCAGCTTTATCTATTAAATTCATGTAACCATACAGCATAAATATCTGTATAGCCATATCACCATGCATGTCTGACTCTGGATTGGTCAAATATCTAATTAAATTAGGGTCTTTATTAATACATGCTGAAATAGAGACTTCCAATGCATGATAATCAATTTCTACAAGTTGATGCCCTGGACGAGCATATAAAGCCCTTCTGCAAATAGCCATAGTTTCAGCATCCCGCCTAGGAATATTTTGTATGTTAGGAGATTGACAAGAAGACCTATAAGTCTTTACTGTATGCAAATTAAAGAATGGATGTAAATAACCATTATTCTGTTCACGTAAAAATGAGTCTAAATAAGTATCTCTAATCTTCTTAAACTTACGAATCTCCTTAATCCACTTTAATTCTGGTAAATCCAATTGCATCAAAGCTTCTTCATCTGTAGCTCCTTTGCCACTAACCGTAAGCTTAGGAGGTTCTATTTTCATGATATGATATAGTATATAACCTAATTGATGATTACTATCCAAGTTAGTCTTGTCTTTATAGACCTTATTCCAAATATGATATAGCTTAGTCTCCTTAAATTTCTCATATGCTCTGTTTATTTTATTTGTTAATAATTTCTTTTGCTTTTCACAATAATTCACATCAAGTCGTATACCTTGACGTTCTGCTCTAGCTAATGCTAATGTACCTTCATGAAACAACTGATAAGCATCTTTAGTTGTAGCTTGCTCAATCATGTTCATCACCAAATCCTATTAACTTCATCTGCCTCATGGCAAGCCTATAACCAAACAAACTATCCAATCCACAATAGGTAAACAATTCTTTTCTTTTAATAGGATTGACTACTAATTCCATTACTCTGTTAGTAGAGTTAGCATTCTTATCATCTGTACTATGTAAATACTTTTCTATAGCACTATCATAATCCACAACACCAAAATTAACATATACTTGAAACTTAAGGCTAGATATCTCAGTTCTGTTATCCAGTATATGAGCAGCTATCATGCTATCCCAAATCCAAGGATTGACACTTATGCCATAGATGACATTTAGCCATGTATCCTCATACTTCATATTGTGGGCCATTTTACCTACATTGGGATTTTCCAATAAATCTTTAAGTGCATTGATTTCCTCATCTGTATCTGGTGCAGGTAAAACATAGACATTATTTTCACTATTGCAAATTGATATGCATACTATTTTATGCTGATCTTTGTTATATGGTTTAAGTCCAGTTGTTTCAATATCAATAAATATATTATCTGAACCCATTAACTTATTCAAAATATTAACTATTTCAAGCTTAGGAATAATTTTAACATATTTACTTTCATTTTCAAATTTTGGAAATGGTGTTGTTATTAAACCAGCTATTCTTTCTAAATCCTGTAACCATACAGTTTCAACTTCTGGGGCATCTTCTTGCCTAATAATATAACTTGGGTGCAAGGTTGGACATATCCAAGCATTAAGTTCTCTATCTGGGATAGTCCAACCTCTCCACTTAGTTATAGTTCCCAAGTTCTTTTTCCACCTATCACCAAATACTGATTGCACAGCACTATTACCCAATAACACAATTATTTTAGGCTTATGCATTCTAATACAGTTAAATACTCTATTTCTGCAATATGCAATTTCTTTGCTTGTAGGTGTTCGGTTATTTCCATTATCATCCATAGTCCTACAATTAACTGCATTGATATTCAAACAATCCTCAAATAAATCTATGCCTATCTCAGCATAAGCCCTCTGCAAAGCCTTGAAATGGTTTACCTGTTGCATCTTCCTGCTCACCAGGAGCTTCACCAATATTTAATATGCCCTTCTTGAAATTACCATAGGGCTTCATTTGTGGAGTTTTAACTTTAGTGTTTAATCCACACCCTAAACAACTGGTATCTATGACATTATTAAACAAAGAACCTTGCATGTTACTCAGTCCTTATTGCTAATGCTATCACATGCTCCCAACTATCATTTTGAAACTTAATACAACGATCTCCTACAATACATCTATCAGTCTTATCTACTATATCCCTAAGTAACAATGGATTGGCAGAAAAGCTGATTGGATTACCAGCATAGTCTAATTCAACAAATTCCTCAAACCAACCAGAATCGCTACGTATTTTCACCTTAAATAACTTATCCTTAAATGAGACATCTAGTAATGGTATGCCTGTTCTGATCAAATCATAAGAATTGAAGTTTTTAGCAAATACTAAAGCTCTATCCAACATATCAACTAAGTTATGAGGAAACACAACTTCTTCTCCTTGAACGTTTAATATGCCAGTTTCATCTATGTTTGGAAAACGTCCATCAAACAATCTACAAGAAAATATCAAACCACTATCATCTCTAAAATGTATCCAGCTATTGCCAAAAGACATTTCAGTAAATTCATAGTCAAGTAATGCTTTAATTGAGCTTGAACGAATCAAAACGGACTTAGGAAAGGTACTATCAACTTTATACCTTGTAATCCTAACATTATCTGTTGCCTCAACAAAACCATCTTTGTTCAAATGCACACAAGTAAATGCTGGAATTCCTATATCTCTAGCACAGGAAAATAATGAAAAGGCTAATGCTTCCTTTAAGTTAGATGGTACAGGAATCCAAGAATCTGCACTAGAGCGTTCTACCTCATCTAAAGGCAAAACTATATCACTCTGCAAAATAAAACCAGCCTTTGATTTATCTGCCTGCACTATAAGGTTGTTATCCTGTACACTTAGAAATACTTCATTAGAGGATAATTTATTTAATAACTCATAAAACTCCTTTGCCTCTATGGCTCCTATAAAATCAAGTTCCTTGATTGGATAAGACACACTTATAGAATCATTATATGTTACTACCTTACCACCAATAAAGGCAAAAGTAGTAGACTGTTGTATTATCTCTCTCTTAGCCAAACCTGGTTTTACCTTATCCAAAATATTGATTAATTCTTGTCTGTTAATTTGCACCATTATTTAATTCCTCCTTAAATTTTTGTTTATATTTTATTACATTTCTAAACCGTTTTCCACATTTTCTTTTATTCTTTACTGTACTCCTAGCATCAATATAAGACAATAAAACTCCCCAATCACATCCTTCCTCTGCATGTAGTTTAGGATTACTCTCAATAGAATAAGCTGTTTTTGCAACAAAATATACAATCATATTAGCAAATTTGGAGTATCAAAATAGGCAGGCACAAAATTATCATGCAGCTTACTACAAAACCGTAGAAAGAAACGAGCATTGAATTCAAATCGTAGAGCATCATCACTACATAATCCCTCCTCAATCACAACTTCCTTTTCATTTTTAGCATCCCAAATCACTTTACCCAACGTATAACCCATTTCATCTATATAACGCAAAATTATATTCTTAAGCCAATCACCACATGTCCATATGCTCAAAATCCTCCTTTTGTGTGGCTTAGCCGTAATTTTGACTCGCATTGGTTGGACATTATAATTCCATTCTCCATCAACATATTTAGGAACAAATATCATGCCATAACCACCACATTTTATAAAAGTAGACGCATCTACTGAATACCAAGGATATCTTCGCAGTATTTCAAAATTAGCAATAGCTAAACCATGTGTCTTTATCACAGGCAT